CGCTGTTCTTTCAAGCGATCCAAGATGCCGTAGCCGAGGCCACCTTCGTCAAGGACAACGAGCGCTGGGCGGAACTCTTCGATTGCGTCGATTACTCGCCCGACAATCTCCATTGTATCTTCGCCTTTATATCTCTTAATCGCGACAATATCGCGTCCTTGGCGCGCGACAATGACCGTGGAATCATTGCCACTTCTAGCCGGATCAACGCCCAGTACAATCGGAGCAGTTTCATCCTTGTACTTAGGGCGAGACGCCGCTTCGTCCACCAGGCTTGGAGGGATGAACTGGTCGTCTCCATCGGCGGGGAACTGTCCATACACTTCGATTCGGGCTTGCGGGGAGTCCGCGCCGTACTCTTCGATGATTTGCTCGTAGACCGCTTTGTCGGTGTCTTCGACTTGCCGGGCGTCGATGCTTTGCGTCGTCCAGAAGTTCCTTTTCGCGTTGAAGCACTCATAGAAATAGCCCTCATTCCGTCGTGGGTTGCTAAACGCAAACCAGAAACGGTTTGGCGTGTTTTCAGTAAAGAAGCCTGCGGTCACAGACCAGATAGGGTCAGGGATACCCGAGGCTTCGTCGAAGATGACCATCACGCCGTCGTGGTTGTGGACACCGGCATACGAGTCGGGGTTTTCTTCTGACCAGAGACGACCTTCAACAGACCAGTAGCGGGTGCCTTTCTTGAGGTCGCGTTCAACGAGTTCAGCGATCCATTTAGCGGGCATCACGCGGGTAGCGCTGATCTCAAACCAATGCGAGTTGATTAGGAGCGCTGCCCACTTAGTGATTTCGGCCCATGTGATCGAGCGCAACTGCGCTTCCGAGTTAGCCGACACAATGGTCGTCGAACCAATCCTAGTCGTCAGCATCCAGAGGATTAGCCACGACACGAGCGCAGACTTACCGATACCGCGCCCCGAAGCCGTAGCCATACGCAGGACTTCGTAGGCGGTGGCTTCCTTGTTCTTTTTCATGTGCGCGGCTACTTGGCGCAGCACCTCACGCTGCCACTTACGCGGACCTTGGAAATGCTCAAGGGGCGTGTTCTTTTTCTGCCAAGGAAACACAAGCAGCACGAAGGCTTCCGGGTCGTCCTTGATAGAGGGCGACCAGAGTTTGCTCATCAGCAACTCTTCTTCTTCGGCGCTATAGATCGGCAGTTGCACGCTCTGGCTCCAACGTCAGAAGTTTGGCGGGTTGATGCTCTAGTACCAAGTCACCGCTTCGCGGCGCTAGTGCAGGCGGTGTATCCGACACCACTCTTCCCTGAATAACGCGGGATTCCGCCTCTTGCAGTGCCGCGATGATACTGATCTGCGATTTAACATCGACCTGCACCTGGGTCTTAGCGACCCACCCATGCACGTGCTGCAAGAGAGCAAGTGCTGCCTTGCTATCGCCACCAAGAGCCGCCACGCGCAACTGGTTGGCCGCCTCAAATTCACTATCAGCACGACCTTTAGCCTCCGCGATAGCCGCAGCCCCGTCCATCTGGCAGAGCCTACGATACTCGGTTGGCAGCATGTCCGCAGCAAATGCTAGGGCATCACCCTTTAGCCCGAGTTTGGCAGCCTCGTAAATCTTATCCAAAACCTCTTGAGAGGCTTTTAGTTCCCGAGGCTTAAAAGGGATAGACCTAAACGTCTCCATCTTTAGCCTCGTACTTAAAGGTAATCCCGTCGCATCGAGGTTTATCGGTGACCCAGCCATGAGAGACACGGTGAGCGCACCAAATCTTGTTTTGCGGACGCGTCACTTCAGCAGACCAGAAACAGGAACGGCATACCAAGGCAGTGGCAGCAAACTGCGACCACTCTTGCTCCGTCATTCGTAGTGCCATGCGGGGAATGTAACAGAAGGTTTGGCGAGAGAGCAAATTGGGCTACGCCCAACCAGTCTGCTCTTCGAGCAGCAACGTGCAGGATGATCCTGCCGGGAGGCCGCGATCTCGAACGTCCGTCGAGACTGTGTGCCGAGGCGGAAGCGTCTAGGGATACGTTTAGTGCCTTAGGTATGCAGCACGATTGTGCTTTCAGTTTCCTCTCGGTCGCTACCAGCGCATCTGGTCAGACGTTGCAAGGGAAAGTTTAGCGGATGCAGAAAAAAATAAAAAGTTTTTGTAGACGCTTCGTAATCGTGACCGGTGCGGCTCTGGCCCTACCCCCCCTGTTGTTTTGCTGCAACACATTGTTGTGCGTGTACCACAAGCCTGGATGCAAACGATTCTTATGTAGTTATGTGAACAAGAATTGTTTACAGCATGTGGTTAGCGTGCAACATGTGGCGTTTGTGCAACATGGTTATGTTGTTGCGTGGGTGCAACAGAGAGCAGGTGTGTTGGTTGAGTAGTACAGCAGGTAGGTCATTTAGGCTATGCCTAACAAAATCCTTTTATCTTTCCATGAACAAATTGACAGTAAGAGACATAGCCTAACTCGCATACCTTTTACCTTTTCCCATACTTTTCAGCCTTTTTCGTTCTGCCTAACTTCGCCTAACTCGATGACTACCTAGACGGCTCGATCTCGCCTAACTTGGATCGTTTCGCCTATCTTTTCTCTTTTCATTTACAAAACCTCTGTTTTGACTCGCCTACCATGACCTAACAGCGCATAACTTCTGCCTAACATACCTACCAGAATTGCACAGCATCAGAGGTGCGTAACTTGTGTTGACACGATGATTAGATGATGGTGTAATGCAATTGTTGACAACAAATACACGGAGCAACTAACCATGTGCGTAGCAGAATTCACTAACCACGAAACACAGATGACTGCCGAGGTGTTTTACGTTTCCGCACCTTTCCGCACTAACGCGGATCGTCGTTACAAGGTGTTTTTAACTGATCTTGAATCCGAGTCAGTCGTTACCGTCCGTTGGTTCTCATCGTTGGAGTCTGCCGAGACGTTTGCGCGTGATCTCGTGTTCCCGTCGTCTCGCCTGATCTCATCGCCCACCTTCCTGCCGGAGTTCAACTAATGACTCGCCTATCGTCTGTAACTCTCGCCCTCGCCTATATCGCACCCGTCGCAGGTTACTTTGCCGACGATTACGCTGCGCCTTACCTGTTCGCAGCGGGTATCTGCGCTGCTGCTACTGCTGCTCTCTTTTTTATTACTAACGACTAACAAAGGACAACTAACCATGCAAAACCAAAACACGTACAACGGTTGGACAAATTACGCCACTTGGCGCGTTAACTTGGAGACGTTTGACGGACTAAACCTGCGCGACCATTTCGACGGATTGCCAGAAGTCTGCGACGTTGCGCGATGGGCGCAAGGCTACGCAGAAGAAGTCATTGATGCCGCATTGAGCGAGCCAGTCGGTATCCGTAGCCGGATGCTGACACCCTCGGACATTGTGGACGGATGGGCGCGAGCCTTTCTAGATGACGTTAATTGGTACGAAATTGCCGAGCATCTGTTGGACGCAATCCGCGATGAGGTGGCCGCATGAAACGCTACACCGTACAAATTGCCCGTATTGAACACAAAATTTACGAGTTTGAAGTAGATGCCGAAAACATCGAAGCCGCTGAAAATATAGCGATGGAGGAATGGGAAAGCGAAGGAGACCTTTTGTTTACTGATCTCGGATGCGTCCACGGGGAAGAATTTGTTCACGATGTCAAACTCTCGAAGGAGGCCGCATGAGCGCGCAACGATGGGAAGTGCTAACCCTAGTCGGCAACTATTACGAGAACGTCTGGAACGAGGACGGCGAACCGCTCACCTTCAACACCTATGCGGAGGCAGAGGCGGAGTTAACCGACCATTTAGAGGCTTGCCTAGAGGCTCACCATTTCGGCCATCTTGCCGAAGTGCCGACCCGTGACCAATTCGCCATCGCTCCACACGTTGAGAGGGCTACCGCATGAAAAAGTACGCCGTGATCGTCCATCTTGAAATAGACGAGGACGAGGACTCATATCACCCCGCTACTTGGCAATTTGACGAGTTAATCGGCAGCGAGGTTGTCGGGTGGGATGTTCTCGACGTTACAGACGAGCCAATCGAGCGCGTCCGTATTGAGGCGAACAATGTGGAGATTATCGCATGAGGTACTTCGACGTAGTGCTGTGGGCGACCGTACAAGAGACGGTCAGCGTAGGCGCAAGGGATGAGGACGAAGCCGCCGAAATCGCCTTGCAGATCGTCAGAGGCGGCGTTATCGCCTGTTCGACGATGGACTGGGAGATAGACGAGGTAAACATAGGGAGTTCGCTTGATGTCGCAGAATGAAGCAATTAAGGCCGCCCTGTTATCGGGGCGGTCACTTACCCCGCTTGACGCCCTAGAGGACTTTGGCTGTTTCCGCCTTGCCGCCCGTGTAGCCGATTTAAGGCGCGAGGGGCTTGATATTGAGTGCAGCAGGGAGACGGCCAACGGTAAGCATTACGCCCGCTACAGGCTGCGAGGTGCGCCCCATGCGTAGCCTATGGGGACGCCTTTCCGTTTGGTATCGGCGCGGCATGGATTGGCGGGAGGTGCCGCCACCGAACTGGCATAGCCGCCGACGTATCAACCCCGACTCCGTGTATTGGTGACCCATGAACAAACCACACGCGCCAACGATGGCCGAACTTGAAGACCTGTTCCGCTTGATGGATGACCACCCGCCAAGCCGTGATGAGTGGATTCGCACCACGGCGCGTGCCTTGCTGTACGCATGGGATGAGGGGCTAACCGTCCCGCAACTGCACCCGTTCGTCGAGGAACTCCGTAAGGCTCTGGATGGTCGCCTATGACCGAGTTCCACGAGCGGTGGGGCTTGCCGCCCCAATACCCCAAACTAACCCGCTGCACCCGTAGATACTGGATCACGTACCTCGGGCGCTGTATAGACACGGCGAGGGCTACGCTATGGCAGGATTCCTGATAGCCGTGCTAGTCACCGTACTGTTCTCCGTACTATTTGACGACTGATAAAGGGGGCGGCGCAGCGGTTTCGACCATGCGCCGCACCTCACTATTTGACAGGTGCGAGTGTTCGGGGGCGGTGAAAACGTGTTTCTTGGTAACGTGTTCCTTCGAGTAGATGCGCCCTCTGTCTGTCCATCCCGCATCCTTCAACGCGATATTGATCGCGGCTTGGTTCACTCGATAGCGATCCCCGAGCGCGTTTTGTAGGTCGCTGACCAACTTGTGGAACGGGCTAGTGATGAAGCCGCCACGGAACACGCCCTGCCGCGCTGCAATCATCTCGGCTAGTGCCGCTTCGGTCGGGTTCATGCCAGTCTGTAGCAGGATGGCCTTCGCATCGGTCATGGGTGGAGCGGCTCCGGGATTGAACGCGCTAACGTCCCGCGCATCGAGATAGGCGCACACGGCATCTAGGCCGCCCTGCGCGTACCAATGCCACATAGCAGCGGCTTCGTCGTTCTGCATCCTCGGAGCGTGCGACCACAGCACAAACCAGCGACGGTCATCGGCGGGCAAAGCAATCGCGTCCCGCTCGTTGCTGAACGCCAAAACGAAAAGCCGGTTGAGCGCGTAGTAAGGGTGCAAGCCTTTGCGGTTCACTTGTAGCAGTTCAGGCGGCGCAGCAATCAGCGGCTTCAAGTTGTTCTCTAACGCCCTCGGGTCTTTACCCGCTTGCCGCAGTTCGTTGATAACAACAACCTCGGACTCCAACGCATAGCCCCATTGGTTCTGTAGTTCGTCCGAGCGCACGATGGCAACGTTGCTGTTCAGCCCGCCGCCTATGGCGTACAGGAAAGGCGTCCACAGGGTGTCCTTGCCGCTCCCAGGCAGACCGCCGTGCAGGATCGCGTGGTTAATCTTGCGGTTCGGGTTCTGCCGCTTGTACGCCATCACGTTCAAAACGTGTTCGCGTTCCATCGGGTCAGGGATCATGCGCTCGGCATGGTCAAGCCACGGCGATACGTCAGCCGGTTTAGCCTTCGGCCTCGCATCCCGCCATCGGTTACCGTAGACCAAGCCACCACGGGCTACGAGCGCGGCTTCTCCAGCGGCGAACGTGATGCCCTCTAGGGCATGGCCGCCCATCTCGGCACGGCTCTCATCGAACGCGACAGACGCTTCTATGCGCCGCTTGTTGTGTATCGAGGCGCACGAAACGTGACGGTACATGGCATTGAACGACTGGCGCGACAATTCACGCCGCTCAACCATGTCGAAATAACTGTCCTCGCTTCTCACGTACGCAAAGCGGCCAAACCACTGTGCGGGCGTCAGTTTGCTGATATCTCGTTCTTTGATCTCGTTCAGTATGTCCATTGCAAACCCCTCGCCCGCCATGTAGTCTGATCGGGCATCGTTAGTTCTCCTTAACTCCTGACAGAGTTAGCCCCACTTCGGTGGGGCTTTTTTTATCCCTGCCGTTTGTTGGCTTGAATCGTTCGCCAAGTATCGAGAACGATGCGCTCCGTCTCACGCTTGTTCGCCATCTTGCTATATACGGCTATGGCCGCGCAGTAGCGATCATGCGCCTCTTTGGTGGCGTGGTGGGTCGCGGCAATTGCTTGCCGCTCCGCCACCGTACCTTCAGCGTGAGTGAACACGGCTTCTCGTGTGGCCTTCCAGCCATACTCTGCACGCTCCATCTCGGCCTTGGCGAGCGCACAAGGCTCGTCGGTATCCACTAGATACCGCAAAGCCTTTTCTGCTCTCTCGTCGCTGATCATTTAGAACCCCAGTGGATCGTTCAGATCAGCCTTTGCCCAGTTGTCCTCAGTCAGAGTACCAGCAGGCATCTCGTTCTTCGGCGGAATCTTTTGACCTTCCTTCAACTGGACGCTAATGGACAAAAAGTTGTTGCCCTGCTTGCTGGCCTTCTTCCACGCAGACAGCCGGTACTCCGTGCCGCCCACGTTTATGTCACCAGTAAAGTCTGGGCGCTTCTCGTTGCCTTTCTTATCGTTCGGGAACAATACGCCACGGTTCGTGTTATCAAAATTCACAGGCTCATCTCCTTCAGTTTAGCCACTTTAACATCGAGTTCAGCGAGGAACCCGCTGACCTCTCTCTCTAACAAGGTAATGCAATCGGGGTCGCGTGGAATACGCACCACCAGCAACTGTAGGCTCTCGGGCATACGTGGATCGTATGAAACCCAGTCGCACCAATCTGCACCCTCACAAGCCATTTGCCACTGCATCTGGTAAAAGTATTTTTGAGGCGGCTCACGCTCAAAGAGGTACTCAATGTGCGTTGCCGTACTCGGGCATTTGATCTCGACGATCCCTGCGCCGACGATGCCATCGGGTGACGCACCAGACATCGGGATGGTCGGGTGGTCGATAAAGCCCACCTCGGTGACGAGTTCGCCCACCTTGGCGCTGTACGCATCGCGGGCTGCGGCTTCCTGCTCAACGCCCCACTCCATCGCGGCGTTGCTAAACATTTCGGTCGGCTTGCCGGTCAGACGCTCGCACACCAACTGCGCCATGTAGTTAGCGCGGCTGGCTGCATACCCAGTCTTAGTGCGAGCCACTACGTCAGCCACCTTCGATGCAGTCACCTTGCCAAGTCTGGCGGCGTGCCATTCTGCTGATCGCTGTTCCATTATATGTTTGCTCCTGAATTCTGTTGATTCTCAATGAACTCAATTAACTGCCATCCAGTAATGCGGTGATGCAGTGCTTTAC